CAGTATTCATCAACGTATTTTCAGAAGGTAAATTCTAATGGCATTACCAACGAATAGACAACAATTTAAAGATTACTGCCTAAGAAAATTAGGCGCTCCGGTAATCGAAATCAACGTTGATAATGACCAAGTAGAAGATCGTATTGATGAAGCTCTTCGTTATTTTTGGGATTATCATTTCGACGGCGCGGATAAAATTTATTTCAAATATCAAGTACAGCCACAAGATATAACAAATCGTTACGTAACAATGCCAGAAAATATCATTGGTGTTGTTAACCTATTTGAAATTGGTCAGGCTCTTAATACAAATAACTTATTCAATATTCGTTATCAGATAGCCTTGAATGATTTGTATACTCTTACTTCAGTTTCAATGGTTCCTTATTATATGGCCATGCAGCATGTTCAATTTTTAGAACAAATGCTGGTTGGCAAACAACCATTAAGATATAATCGTCATATGAACCGTTGTTATATCGATATGGATTGGAGTATTATCAATCCAGGTGATTATTTAATTATTGAAGCGTATCAAATTATCGACCCCGATCAATTTCCACGTTGTTGGGGCGATCGTTGGTTGGCTCGTTATGCAGAATGTCTTATTAAAGAACAATGGGGTCAAAATCTAAAGAAGTTTGAAGGTATGCAAATGCCTGGTGGTTTGAAATTTAATGGTCAAAAAATTTATGATGAAGCTGTTACTGAAAAGGCTGCTTTAGAAAAGGAGATGATTTACACTTACAGTTTACCGGTGACAGATTTTATCGGCTGATTTATTTACTTTACTAAATACTTTTATAGCAACAACGCTGCAGGAGTGTTTAAAATGGAAAAGTACGGTTTTGTTTATATTTGGTATGATTGTAAACATAAAAGATATTATATAGGTTGTCATTGGGGTCTTGAAAATGATGGTTACATTTGTTCTTCTTCGAATATGACTTCCGCATATAAAAGAAGACGACAAGATTTCAAGAGAAAAATAATATCTAAAGTTTATACAAATAAAAAAGATTTACTTGAAGAAGAATATCGTTGGTTGTCTATGATTAAAAAAGAAGAATTGGGCAAACGATATTATAATCTCCACAATCATCATTTTAGTCATTGGTCGAATGATGAAGAAAAAACTAAAATTTTATCCGAAATAATCTCACAAAAAACTAAAGAAGCAATGTATCGTCCTGATGTCCGAGAAAAATATCTTGCTGGGTTGACAAAAAGAGATAATGGTTCATCAAGGCCGGAAGTTAGAGCTAAAATGAGCGCCTCTAATAAAGGAAAAAATACTGGTAAAGACAACTCTAAAGCAAGAGCTCTTGCAGCATCTGCTAATAGAGGCAAAAAACTTTCTGAAGAACGTAAAAATCATATTAGAGAAACATCAAAGTTCAAAGAACTAAATAATATGAAAATTAAATGTATTTATTGCGATTTTATTGGTAATAAAGGAAACGTTGCAAGATATCATAATGAAAAATGTAAACAAAAAATCGCTTGCGCTTAAATAGACAAAAAAGGTTACATATGATTTCTTTCAAACAATTTTCGGAAGCTTGGTTGACCGATAAACCTGACGTTAGATCGCCGGAAGTTTCTGGTTCTAATACGGTAAACGATCCCACAACATTCAGAAAAAATTCTGAAAAGATAGGAGAAGTTGGGGGAATGCATGTATATGCTTCTCATAATACAGGCGGTGGAATGACTCATTACACTTGGAACCCAGAGGATAAAAAAATACATCATGTTTTAACAAATTCAGAAACTTCTAAAGATAAAAATGGTTCTCTAAGATTAAAGTTTTTAACGGCGCATGCCAGAAAAAATTCTCCGGTAAAAATGAATGACGTTTATCATCATCTAATACATAAACATAATAGAGTTTTGGTAGGAACAAGTCATTCCGTAGGTGCGCAAAAAGTTTGGCATAGAATGATGAATCATCCTGATATTGACGTTCATGGCGAACAACCAGACGGTTCTCGTGTTGAATTAAAACAAGGCGATAAAACGCACGCTCATACCACAACAAAAGATCCTGAAGAAAGAAAAATAGGAAAAATGACGTTGGTGGCTAGAAAAAGAGAATCAGGAGGCTAAAATCGCTACATCGTTTTTCTTTAATAACTTCCAATCATCACAAGAACAATTACTTATTGAGAATTTGATTATTGAATCAATTCGAATATACGGGGAAGATATGCTTTACATACCCCGTAAAATCAATAATTATGATTCTATTTACGGTGCTGACGATCAATCTAGCTACGAACAAGCATTTCCTTTGGAAATTTATATTAAGAATATAGATGGTTTCAAAGGCGACGGCAATTTTATGTCTAAATTTGGTATCGAAATAAGAGACCAAGTTATATTTTCTATGGCTCAAAGAAGATTTCAAGAAGAAGTTGGAACATTTACAACTCAACCAAGACCAAACGAAGGCGATTTAATTTATTTTCCTTTGAATAAAAAATGCTTTCAAATTAAATTCGTTCAAAAATTTGAGATGTATTATCAACTCGGGGCTCTACAGACATGGGAAGCAACTTGTGAATTATTCGAGTATTCTAACGAAATATTCAACACGGGTATTCCGGAAATTGATATACTTCAAAAAAACTTCGATACAAACCAACTAGATTTTGTTGTTTTCAACGAAAACAAGTCGCCGTTAATTAACGAAAATGGTGACTATATTGTTGTAGAAAATGCTATACTTAAGACACAAGTTCAAAATTCTGATAATCAAGAAATATCAGACGAATCAGATCGTTTTATTGATTTCAGTACTAAAGACCCATTCGCTGAAGGATTTTAATATTGTTTGGTCAAAATTTTTATTTCTCGCTTATAAGAAAATACGTTATTCTAGTTGGAACACTTGTCAACGATATAGTAATAATAAAAACAGATAAATCCGGAAATCAAACTGGAATTATTAAAGTACCCGTTACTTATGCGCCCAAAGATAAAATGCTGGCGCGTGTGTTACAAGACCCTGACATATCAAGACAAACCGCGACACCAACGCTCCCATTAATTTCTTTTGAAATGGGCCAAATAAGATATGACGGAACTAGAAAATTAAACACTGTTGGTAAAATCGCCGTAAAAAAAGATTCTAATAATTTCAAATATCAGTACAATCCTGTACCTTATAATTTTGAATTTAAAGTTTATATTTACGTTAAGAATACAGAAGATGGAACAAAAATTATCGAACAAATTTTACCTTATTTCACACCTGATTGGACAACAACCGTTAAATTGATTCCGGAAGTTGAAGAAATAAAAGATATACCTGTTATTTTGAACGACGTTAAATATGAAGATACTTACGATAAAGATTTTAAAGAACGCAGAGCTATTATTTGGACGTTAGATTTAACTCTCAAAGGTTATCTTTATGGTCCTGTTAAATCTGCCGGAATTATTAAATTTATCAACACTACTTTTTATATACCAAACGGTGTTCCGGACGGTCAGTTACAAAATGCGGTGGGTAATACTTCTCCTTCGGAAAAAATATCTATACAACCTGGTTTGACGGTCAACGGAACTCCTACCTCAAATATATCTTTAACCATACCGTATCAAGAAATCGAAGTTTCCGATGATTACGGTTTCATTGATATTATAACCCCTAACGATGATTTAATATGACAGAAAACGCAAATAATGACCCTATTGGCAAAGCTTTAGGAATTTCTCCTATAGAAACATCAACGACTGTAAAAAATATAATTGCTGATGCTCATAACGATTCGGCACAAAACGATTTTGAATTGGCTAGAGCAAATATTATTACAATGGTTGAAACCGCTCAAGACGCTATTGATAAACTTTCTGAAATAGCCGCTAGCTCTCAACACCCGAGAGCCTTCGAAGTTTTAGCAAAGTTGATGGATACAAGCGTGCAGGCAAACAAATCTTTATTGGATTTACAAACTAAAATAAGAGAAATCAATCAATCAGACGAACCATTGAACTCACAAGCAAAAACTATTAATAATAATCTTTTTGTTGGATCAACTGCAGATTTACAAAAAATGATACTCGGAATGAGAAAAGATAATGAAGATCAATGATTTAA